TACACAAAATTTGAATCAGACTTGAAGGATGCAATGGCCCGGTCAAGGCAGGGTGCATCCGAGACCACGGCCGGGATTTCTGAATCACTTAAAAGCCTGAAAGCGGACAGGGATGCGGCTTCGGGGCAGCTCAAGGAAGCCAAGGTGTCGCTCAGGGATGCGGAGCTGGAAGCAAAATCGCTTCCGTCAGTAAAAATCTCTGGAGGAAAATCCTCCAGCATCGACGAAGTATTGAAAGACCCAAGTCTTGCAAGAAGGGCTTTGGCGACAGCAAAGACGCCTGCTGAAAAGGCAGACCTTGAAAACATACTGAAAGAACATTTCAATCGCAGGTACACGACTGCATCTGAAATTTCAAATGTCCCTGTTTCTGATGAAGTTTTGACTGAAAATTTAATGACTTCGCTTGGAAAATTGGTTCAAGACTTAAAAGACCCAAATTTCAAGGAATCTATTAAGATTTTGCGCGGCGAAGAACATTTGAAGCGTTTAGAAATGATTCGTAGCGCCATAGCAAACGAACAAAGTCGCGGAGGGATGATGCAGGGATCGAATGTTGGCTCTGCAACAGAACCGAAGACCACCGCAGGAATTGCCGCTGAAGCCATATCCCAAACTCCCGTTGGGCAGGCCGGAAGAATTGCAAGGGTGCTAAAGCGATTGGTGTTTGGAAACGAAAGCGCATCTATTTTAGAAACCCAAAAAGCCGTGGGAGACATTGCGTTTAACCCCGAGCTTTCAAAACAGCTTTTGATTGCTCGCAGGGATCTTGCGGCCGGGAAAAAGCTCGACGACATCAAGCCAATCACCAAAATTGCGGCAAGGATCATCCCGCAAACAGTTCCGGCCCAAAAGGTCTACAAAGAAGCCGAAGAACGCAAAAAACAAAAAACCCCATGAGAACATTGTCGCAAATCGCAGCAACAGACATCGGGCTTGAGGAGCTGCCAAAAGGCAGTAATCTCGGGCCTGCGCTTCAGAAATTCTTTGAAGCAGACGATCTGATCGTGGAGGGAAAAACAAACGGCTACCCGTGGTGCGCTGCTGCCGTGAGCTTTTGGGTTCAGACTTATCTCAAGGAGTGCGGGGTCTCTGGCGTCAAGCCTCCCAGAATTGCGGCCGTGGCGCTTTTCCCGGATTGGGCAGAGCTAAACAAACTGTCGATCTCAAAGACGCCAAAGCCAAACGACATTGTGATTTTTCAGATTTCGCACATTGGAGTCGTTGAATCGGTCGCCGGGGACATTGTGACTTGCATTGAGGGAAACACCAACGGTGACGGTTCCCGCGAGGGATATGGGGTTTTTCGCAAGCAACGCCAGTTGAGTTTTTGCAAACAATTCATCAGGCTCCCTTCTGCGACCGAAGACTCAGGGCCATTTGGCATGATTCAGTCATTGAATCAAATTTTGACTGTCGCAAAGGCCATTCAAAATGGCACAATGAACCCGGAAATTGGAGCGATTGAAATCCAGCGCATCATCAACAAGTAACTTATATGGCTATCATTGAAAAACTTAAAGAGCCCTCAACATGGAGGGGAATTGTTGTGTTTTTGACTGTTTTTGGCATCAAGATTCGACCCGAGCTTACGGACGCAATCGTCACAGCAGGGGCTTCCGCGTGCGCAGCAATTGAAATTATCAGAAAAGAAAAACAGAGTTGATTTTGCGACAAATCAACGCTTTAAATAATTTATGGGCTTCACCACAGACTCTCCAGACAGGATTTACGGAGCCACAGACGGCCAGCCCGTCACGCCTTCGGATAGCACGGATTTGGCTATCAAATTTAGCAGAGGCGTGCTTGTTGGAACAAGTGGAAGCCTAAATGTTGTGCTTGTAAGCGGAACTGTAATTCAATTCCCGACGCTTGCCGCAGGTGTCATCCATCCGATTTGCGCTTCGCGGATTCTCGCAACAGGAACAACTGCGACAAACATTATTGCAGTTAAGTGATATGATTTCTTTTGCAATAGCACTAATTGTCGGAAGCCCAGCCAGCCAGCCTACAGATCCGGCCAGCGTGGCCCCGCCCGCGCCGCCTGTTCCGCAATCGACATACAACAGACCTGATGGGATTTGCGTGTATTTCAGGCCGGATGGATACTCAATGTACATGAGGTATTGATGTATGCCAAATCTTGTAGCATCGACTACCGTAGACAATTTTATGCAAGCCGCAAATCAGTCGGATGCAAGGCTTGCGATTGGCGCGGCAAGCACTCAGCAAATTCAGTCTCTTCAAGCTGAATTGGGCACAAAACTTCCAGTAGCAAACGCACAGATGACCGGAACCCCATCCGTAAACGGGAAATCAATACTAACAGACTCATCTCCCGTAATCGGAGGAACTTGGTAAAAAAATATGGCAACCCCAATCATCCCAAAAACAAACGGAACAGCAGGCTCTTCGTCAACTCCTCCCGGATCTGCGTTGCAGACGGCTGAAATCGCTTCCAACAATTTTCTTGGAAGACTGTATATCAAAAAAGAAAACGGATCTGTAGTTGATGTTGCGCCGCTTAAAACGGTCAACAACACTTCTCCTGATGCATCCGGAGACATTCAAGTCACGACTTCCTCAATTGGTGCAATTCCAACTTCTGACAAGGCAGCAGCAAATGGAGTTGCGACCCTCGATGGCAGCGGAAAACTTTCTGCAAGCCAAGTGCCGGATGTCTTGGTTGGGGCTGTTGTTTACAAGGGAACGTGGGATGCCAGCAGTAACACGCCAACGCTTTCAAGTGGATCTGGAACAACGGGCAATTACTACAAGGTATCAACCGCCGGGTCTACTACGATTGACGGAATTTCTTCGTGGGTAAACGGGGATTGGATTATTTTTGACGGAACCGCATGGTCAAAGGTTGACGGGAATTCGTCGGAAGTTCTTTCGGTTGCCGGAAGAACCGGGACAGTAACGCTGTCAACTTCGGACATCAGCGGTCTAGGAACGGCGGCAGTAAAAAACGCTCCCGCAACAGGAGACGCCTCCTCTTCTGAGGTTGTGCTTGGGTCGGATACGCGCTTGACGGATTCTAGGACGCCGTCCGGATCTGCCGGCGGAGACTTGAGCGGATCGTTTCCAAATCCTTCTGTTTCAAAAATTCAAGGCAGAACAGTTTCCTCCTCTTCGCCATCGAATGGTCAGGTTTACCAATGGAATGGCTCCAGTTCTCAATGGGAGCCCCAAACTCCCGTTGGAGCTGTTTCCTCTGTTGCCTCAAAGACGGGTGCTGTAACTCTTGTTGCTGATGATATTTCTGACGCCGGGGCTACAGGAAAAGCCCTTTTGCAGGCCGCGTCTGCTTCAGTTGCCAAAACGGCCCTGTCGCTTGCAGTTGCGGACGTTTCGGGAGCCGCCCCTTTGGCTAACGCTACGTTTACCGGAACCATGACTCTTAACGGAGCTTCTGTTTTGGTTGATTCGCAAGCTGTTTCCGGCGGGACTTACTAATGGCAACTCCAATCCAGCCAAAGTACAACGGAACCCCCGGAAGCTCCGGGGGGCCGTCTGCGGCTGGTCTGGTTCTTGGGGAGATTGCGTCTAACGTCGATACCGCAAAACTGTTTTTGAAGCTCAGAGATGGAACTGTTGCGGAATTTTCGACGGGCGGAGGAGGGGGCGGGGGCGCTGTTACAAGTGTCGCCGGGAGGACTGGGGCAATCACCTTGACAACAGCAGACATTGGCGGGCTAACTTCCACGTTTGTTTCAAATTCCGGTGGAATTTCTTCCATAAAAGCCCTGACGCAAGCTCAGTACAATGCTTTAGGAACACCAGACCAGTCTACGTTGTACATTATTACCGCATAATGCAATTAAGTCAGTCAACGGCTGCAATGGTTGGCGCAAGCCCCGTTAAAACTGTCGCGTTCTGCGATCAGTCAAAATGGAGCTTTTACGCATATTCCGAAACATCCGTTTCATCAAGTGTGCCCGGGGCTGTTTCTGTTGCAAAAAACGGCCCCGGAACACTTAAATTTTTGTCTGCAAACACATATTCCGGAACAACTTTTGTAAATTCTGGAATTCTTTCAATTTCCGAAATTTCCGGGCTTCCCGGATACAATACCAACGGAAGGTATTCCGTTGAAAGCGGCGCGGCAATTGCGGTTCAAAATGCGTTTACCGATGCAAATGTTGCATCCATGCTTGGAACGACAAATTTTAAATCTGGCGCGCTGATTGGATTTGATACTTCCTCCGGAGACAGGACGTACTCCGCCGCAATTACCAATACTGCGCAAGGTGCGCTTGGTCTTGCAAAAATCGGCCTTAACACGCTGACGATTTCTTCCAACGTCAACACCTACACGGGCGCAACAAAAGTGCTTGAGGGCGGCTTGGCAACAAGTGCAGGAAATCGCATACCAGATGGGTCTGCCGTGGAAGTGGCAAGCGGCGCAGCTCTTTCTCTTGGTGGGAGCGAGGTGATTGCAACCTTGAGTGGAGGAGGAACGGTTTCTTGCGGGGCAAATTCAATTACGTTTTCTTCAACATCTTCTGAAGTCTTTTCGGGAACCTTAACGGCAACCGGCGGGACTTTGTTTAAAACTGGGTCTGGAACACAGACGCTTTCAGGAACCACATCGACAGCGGGAACTGTTTTTGTTGGCGGGGCCTCCAACGGCATTCTTTCACTTTCTGGCACATTCACTCAAACAACAACTGCGTCTCCAAGAAATTTTCAAATTACCAACTCTTCCGGACAAACTGGAACTGTTAATTTTTTAGGAAACGCAACCATTACAGGATTTTTTCTTGGAGACAATCCTGGCGGCACCTCGGTAGCAAACATTTCTGGAAATCTTGCCGTTTCAGGGGAAAGCTGGTGCGCCGGATCTAGTAGCACAATAAACATAAATGGAGGGAGCTACACAACGTCTTCGCTTAACCTTGGCGGTGGCGGGGTCAACAATTCCGCATCAACTTCTATACTTAACATAAATTCTGGATCAGTTTTAATAACTGGAACATTGCATTTAGGGAGGGGCAGCACCGCAGCAAGCTCAACAATAAATTTAAATGGAGGTTCTTTTTCATTCAATGGATGGAATAGAGCCGCTGGAACTAATGTTTTAAATTTTAATGGCGGAACTCTTTTAATTCCATCTGCATTAAACAATCAGACTCTTTCTGAGGTAAGTGTTAATTTTTACGCAAAATCAGGCGGAGCTGTTTTTTCAATTCCGTCTGGCACGGTGTACGGATTTTCTTGCAGCATAGTTAATGCCCCTTCAAACGGCGGCGGCGGATTAACCAAGACTGGCGCGGGAACACTTGTTCTTGGAAGAGGCAGCACATACATTGGGCAAACAGTTGTGAGCCAAGGGATACTAAGGTTGGGCGGAACAGTAGTAACATCTTTGCCGAATTGCACTATTTCAAATTCAAGTTCAATATTAAACAATTCTGTTTTGTCGTTTGGATCAAATTCATCACAATCTCAGGCAACTGCGTTTCCGGAAATATCTGGAACAGGAATTGTTGAAATGAATCTTCCGAACAATGGGACAACTGTTACATTGTCAAAAAACAACACCTATTCTGGCGGAACAATAATAACGCTTGGGGTGCTGGCCGTAAGCAATCCATTATCGCTTGGATCTGGAAACATTAAATTTTCAGGAGGAATACTTGAGTACAGCGGAATCGACACAGATTTTAGCTCAAGAATAAAAAATAGCTCTTCTGCGGTAAGGATTAGCACAAATGGTCAAAATGTTGTTTTTACATCCTTGGACAACACAAACACTTTTGGTTTAATAAAAACAAAACTTGGAAAGTTGACATTGTCTGGCGCAGGAAACAATTTTACTGGCCCGATTTATGCAGACGGAGGCACTCTTGAAATTTCTGGAACTTTGTCAACAACAAGTCAAATTATTGTTTCGCAAGGGGTTGCAAACAATAATTCAAACACACTTTCAATTTCTGGACAATTAACGCAAACTGTTCAGAGCACGCCAAGATCTATTCAGGCAGGGCTTTCTTCCGGGATTACAGGAACCATAAATATTGAGCCCGGAGCGACTGTCACATCGACTGGAGGAATGATGCTTGGCGACAACGCATCTGGGAATGGAATCTTAAATGTAAACGGCGGCTCCGTGTCTCTTTCTGGCCAATTTTGGTTCTCTGGCCCGGTAAGCATTGCTAATTTTGTTGCCGGAACATTTTCTTGCTCTGCAATTTACATTGGTGGCGGAAGCGGAACAACAACAAGCACTTTAAATTTAAACGGATCTACTTTAACAGTTAGTGGAGACATTGTTTTTGGAACAGGTGGAGCAAACGCAACAACAACAATAAATTTAAATCAAGGAACATTAACTTGTAATAGTTTATCAAGAACAAACGGAGTTTCTCACACAATCAATTTTAATGGTGGAGAAATTGCAACAAAAAGCACGTTTACTGTTCCTTCTCAATTTATTTTTTCTGTAAAATCTGGAGGTGTTTTTTGGAATGTTTTTTCAAACACAACCGTAACCGTTCCAAATTCATTTTCAGACGGAACTGGCGGGGGCGGGCTAACAAAAAAAGGGGCGGGGTCACTTGTGTTGAATGGATCGCGTTTGTACACCGGGGCAACACAAGTTCAGGCTGGATCTTTAATTGTTGGAACAATCATTTCCGGAACAGCTGGAAAATTTTCAACAGCAACATTTACAGCATCAACTTTGACGATTGCCGTTTCGGCTGCACTTTCTGCTGGAGACTCATTCAAATTGTTTACAGGATCGACAACAAACACATATTCTGGCAGCAATTTGGTGTTGACGGGTTCTTCCGTGCCCTCGGGATCTTCGATTCAATATGATTCAGCGACATCCACCTTTTCAGTAATCTAATATGAGCGAGCCGATATACGACGTAGTGGGAGTTTTTGTTCCCAAAACAAACACAACACCCAATGCTGTGTCAGCAAAGCCATTGCCGGAAACATTGCGAGTTGGCGAGCTTGCCACAAACACGGCTTCAGGAAGTTTGTTTATCCGGCTTGAATCGCCGTCGGTAGTGGATGTCGTGCTTCAAAAAGCCTCAAATGATCTTCCCGGCACAGGCTTTGTTCCATCCGCAGGCGTTTCCGAAAAATGGTCTAGGGCAGACCACATTCATCCAAGCGATCCCGGTAAGGTTTCAATAAGCTCTATCGGGGTGGCTGGAGGCGTGTGCGATCTTGGAAGCGACGGGAAAATTCCATCTTCAAGGCTAACTTCAGATCCCGCCAAAGTCTCAACAAGCTCTGTTGGAGTCGCCGGTGGCGTGTGTGAGTTAGACGGTGGCGGAAAGGTTCCGTCTACACGTCTTCCGTCGTATGTAGACGATATTCTTGAGTTCAATGGGACTTCAAATTTTCCGCAAGTTGGATCAACTCCCGGCCCAGAAACCGGCAAGATATACGTAGACACATCTACAAATTTTACGTACAGATGGACTGGGTCTACTTATGTCCAAATTGCTTCCGCTGGAAATGGGGGAGGAGCTCCTAGCGGAGCCGCTTCTGGGGATCTTTCTGGCTTTTATCCATCTCCTACTGTTTCAAAAATTCAAGGAAACTCATTTTCCATTCAAAATCCTACTGATGGGCAGGTTTTAAAATACGATTACGCAACTCAAACTTGGAAAAATCAAGCTGACGCAACAGGCTCAACCTCTTTGGGCGCAGCGGGCGGAGACTTGACTGGAAATTTGCCAAATCCGACCATTGCTAAATTGCAAGGCAAAACAATTTCAATATCAAATCTTACTGACGGCCAAGTTCTTAAATTCAATTATTCTACTCAAACTTGGTACAATGGAACTGACAATTCCGGAACTTCTTCCGGAGGCGGGATTTCAACGCTGACAGGAGACATTTCCGCATCAGGAACAGGAACCGTGAACTCGACTGTTGTTGGGATTTATGGTCAATTGATTTCCTCATCTCTTCTCCCAAACCAGTCTGGGCAGGGGCTGATCTGGAACGCAAACACCTCAAGATACGAAAGGCAAGCAATCGTCGTTGAAAGCGACACTATTACCGGAGGAACTTACTAAGCCATGGCTACCAGAACATTGACCATAATCCCTAAGAAAAACGCAACTTCAGGCTCTCTGTCTGCGCCGTCTGCGTCAGCTCTTCAGCTTGGGGAAATTGCCACCAACACCGCTTCTGGCGAAATGTACCTAAAGCGCGAAGACAGCACGGTTGGACTGGTAAAAGCTGATGCGAAAACCTTAATGGGAAGAGCATTGTCATCTCAGGCCCCGTCTCCGGATCAGATACTCAAATGGGATAATGCGTTAAATGTTTGGATTCCATCCAACATGATTGGCCAATACAGCGCCACAACCCCAGTTTTGACTACATTCACAGGCAACGGAACAACAAAACTGTTTGCTGTAAATGGGTACATAAACTCAGACCCAAGAAATTACATTGTTGTTTTAGGTGGGCAAATTCAGCAACCTGACAATGTTGTTTACACAGTTTCTCCAAACGGAGTGCTTTTTAACGCGGCCCCTGCCGCAGCGGTTACTGGGTTTATCTTGGCGTACCAAGCTCCCAGCGCGATTAGCGCGCTGGGATACACAACACAAGGGGAGATAGACAAGGCATTTCGCGGAGACAGTTCTGGGATTCTTGCAATAGGAAATTCTTATTCTTCTCAAATTCAAAACACAGATCCAAAAGTTTTGAATTGCGGAGCAGAGGTGATAAGCTCGACATTGGTTAAAATTACCGGATGGACGCCAAGCCTAACGGTGACGATGATTGCTTCTTCTGGGTCTAGCACACTAACCATTGCAAGCGGAACATTGCCGGCAAAAGTTCAGGCATTAAAGCCCGGGCACAGAGTTTCTGGAACAGGAATCCCATCGGGGACGACGCTTGTTTCTGTTTCTTCAACTCAAATTGTAATTTCTGCTGCCGCAACTGCTTCCGGAAGCAAATCAATAACAATAAAAGGGGCCGTTTCATCTCCGTTTTCAGCCTCATACGCAAATGGAAATCAATTAAGCATTAGCGGGCTAGTAAACGGTGTATTTCCAATAGATTCCGCAGATTCTGCAAATTCTACTGTTACAATTTATTGCAACAGTAACCTTGCAACCGGAACAACGGGTTCGTGCAATGTTCAAAATTGCACAAATGGCAGCGTATTTGTTGGATTTGGCGCAGGCACGCTGTCGCCAGTTCATTCTGTTTTAATTGGAAATTACGCAAACGCAAAAGTTCCAACTGAATACGCATCCTCCGTTGATCCAAATCCAACTATGGCTGAATGCGTATCCGTTGGATCTGAAAGTATTTCAGGGCCACACTCGGTATCCGTTGGGTCAAATTCTGTTATTGATGGGTCGAATTCTGTAGCAGTTGGATATGGATCGAAAACAAAATCATTTTCAGTTGCATTGGGCAGTTTGTCTGAATCATGCGCGCAGCGCCCAGTAAAAATTCCATTTGATGTTTTTCTTTGTGATGGAACATCCGGACAAGTGCTTCTTGCGATAAATCAAGCAATCCAAGACACGAAGGGACTGGAAGTTGGAATGCTTGTTTCCGGAACCGGAATACCAGCAAACACGCAAATCTACAGCATCCCCAGCTCCGGCATTATTCAGATCACAAATCCCTTAACTGCCAATTTTACAAATTCTCCAGTAACTGTTTCGTATCCAACAGTACAAACTGTTTTAAATTGCACAACTGTATCTGGATCTAATGTTATAAAATTTCCAGCAAGCGAGCCTCCAACTAATTTTGATGTTGGACATTACATAGTTGCCTCTCAATTTCCGTCTGGAACGCGAGTCATTGACATATCTTTTGTAAATGATTCAACATTTACAAACACTTATTGGATAATAACTGCAAGCAAGGACGCAACCGCTGCATCCACTACGGCAAGCATCTCATTTAAACCGTACAATCAATTTAGAAAAGCATTAAGTGGAGTTTCTGTTGCATCTAATTCTTCTCTTGTTACCGTATCAAGCACTTCCGGAATCAGCATTGGAGATTTGTGTGATGTCTACAATTCTGCTTTTGACGTTGTTATTACTGGATATGTTGCAAAAATTGCTAGCGCAACAACCTTCCATGTTTCAGGGTGGAATCTGGGCGCGGCAGTAACTGGAGCGTTTGCTGTATTCAAACAAGACGATAAAACCTCTATTGCCTTGGGCCACATGGCAAACGCAATCACAGGAGAAATTGGATTTGGAAAACTTTCCGCGCAATTCACCACGGGCACGGCCAACACGGCCTATTTGCCGGTGAACATTGGCGGAAAAGAATACGTCATCCCACTCAACAACCGCTCCTAGCGAAAATTGACCGCCTCCCGCAAGTGCTTGGGGCAATGGTGCAGGTAGTTGTTTGTGACTGTCTGAATCGAATCCCCAAGCACGCCGGCGATTTGCCAGATCGGAACTTTCCCGGAGCGAGCGGCCAGCGTTGCCCAAGTGTGCCTCAAGGTGTGCGGTGTCACTTGGCAAAACCTGCCCCCAAGCCTATCGCAGATCCGGTCAAAATCGTACCTGAGCTGCCCGGTGTGTTCTAGGACGTATTCCTCCGTCTTCGGGCTTGCAGACGCCTCGGAGCAGGCTTGCTCCAATAGTGGCATGAGCCGGTCTGAAATTGGCACAGGAACCCGCTTTTTGCATTTTTGAATCTTTCCGTCGTTTTGAAAATTGATGATGCCGGAACCAAAGTCCACTTGACTCCACTTCAAGTTGATGATGCTCGATTTGCGAGCCGCTGTTTCGGCGGCAATCCAAACAAACTTGTGAATGCGGGAAAGGCGCTCGCGGGACGTTTTTGAAGCCTCCAGCATGAACAGAGAAAGCTCTTCCTCTGTCAGAAAAAAATCCTTTGGCGGAGAGTGGTGCGGCAGGGAAATGTCCGGCACGTCATCGCGCCTGATTTGTCGCTGCTTGACGGCAAAGTTAATGGCCGCAACCAACACGTTCAACTCTCTGCGTAAAGTGCCTTGGCTCACCGGCCTGCCAAGGTGCTTGCGACCCTTCTTGTAGGCCGAAATGACTTCAGCCGTAAGTTCTGAAATGTCCTTATCTCCAAGAACGCCAGACAGTTGCCGAATGCAAAGTTCTTGGCGGACATGGTCAATGCATTGGTCTGAAACGTGTCCTACAAAATAATTTTTTAGGATGCAACTTACTTTGGTTGAGGTGTTTGCGGTTTTCATTTTTGTGATTTTTTGAAACTGACAATTGACAGAATACATCATTTCTGGCCTACTTCAAGTCCGTCGTGCATCAGGCGCGGCGCAACCCCTGACACAAACAAAATGAACAAAACACAAGAACAGTCGGCGCGCCCATTGATTGAGGCGCTTAAAAGCGTTTGCGAGGCAAGGACAGTTGTTTGCCTCATTGAGACCGAGAACTCAAATCACATCCTTTGCTCAGAATCAAATCTGGACATGGGCATCACGATTTTGAGTGCTGCAACATACATTTGCAACCAACTTGCCGGGGAGCTAAAAACCATTCAGCAAGCCCAAGTCGAGACCAAGGGGGATGCTTCTGGTGAATAGAAGGTTTGTAAATTTTTTGAATGAGCTAGCAGAGGAAAACGAAACTCTGGAGGCTCGCCTCAAGGAGTTTGAGAGATACAAATCAGAACTTCAAAAGCTCATTGACTTCCAGCGAAGAGAAATCTCCGAGCTTCGGAAAAAGCTCAAAAAGAAAACCACATGAGCGCACGAATTTGCCAATGCTGCGGAGGGAATGGGTACGAGGGCTCAGATTGCTCTCGAACAATTGATTCATTGACAGATCGGTTGAATCAAGCCGTTGATTTGGCCAAGGCCCTTCGGGGGGATTTTGGAGACGAGGCTTGGCTCATTGCGAATTTCGCCTTGGAGGAAATTTTGAGCAATGAGCGCCCTTCAGTTTAGTGCATGGACTTTGGCGGTTGCCGCAACCATGCGGATCGCAATGGGGGTTCCCGAGTGGGAAGCCTTGGTTGCGGCGGCCTGCCTCACAACAATTGCCTTGGACTCAATTCCATAAAAATCAAAAAATTATGACGTTAAATCAGGTATTTCAGTCGGCGGAATTTGCAGTTGAAAATTTTACAAATGAGGCCGAGCCCGAATGCGCCGCCCTTATTTTTGTTAGGGATGGCGTGCCGTGGCTGGCAAGCGCCCATTCAAAGGAGCGGGTCATCGCCATGTTTGCTGACATCTGCGGAACCATGGACATTGATTTTTCGTTGCTGTCAATGCGCCAAGCGGAGGGCAAAAAATGACACCGCATGAAAATCACGTCATGGACGTGAAGGGGCTGGTTCGCCGGTTTGGAGGTAGAGCTTTTCTGTTTAGGCTTCTCTCCAAGGAATACGGCATTCAACCGCGCACAATAGACAACTGGTGCTCACGCGGATCAATACCGTGGCCGTGGATCATCAGGCTTGTCGAGGCTGCAAATTTACAGGGGTGGAAGCTGGTCATCAACGACTGGATTCCTGCCCTCAAAACCAAGAAAGAAACACCACAAAAATGACGATCAAACCAATAGTTGAAAGGATAGAGGCCGTTGAGGCCGAGATTGCCGCCAAAGAGGCGGAGTTAAGGGAACTGAAATCGAAGCTGATGCAAGAAACTCATCTTGAGTTTCTGACAGCATTCACCCGGTCTGACAAAAGTCACGGATCAGTCACTTTAACAATCGACGACATCCCGCTGACATACACTCTCAAGCAAACTGTCAGTTGGGATCAAAAGGCTCTGCGCGAGCTTTGGGAGTCGTTGCCGGTAGAGGCTGGGGACAAAATCATTGAGCTGAAATTCAGCGTGCCGGAAAGAGTCTTCAATGCCATTACTGACGACGCAATCCTCAACTCGCTCATAGATGCTCGCACAACCAAATTGAGCCAACCGACAATCACCATCAAAAAATGATTAAAATCATCAAGGCAGACGAGCGAATGAAGAAATCTTCGCACGTCAAAATGGCGATGTTTGGCCCAAGTGGTGCCGGCAAAACAACTCAGGCCCGAACGCTTCCCGCCAAAGAGACATTGTTTGTGGACTTAGAGGCTGGAACCCTTGCTTTGTCCGACTGGGCTGGCGATGTTCTGGATGTTCGCAAGTCGGCCCTTGAGTCCAGCGCTCACCCATGGGAGTTTGTTCGTGCGATTGCCCTCTGGCTTGGCGGCCCCGATCCGGCCGACCTGAACGGCAACTATTCAAAGGCGGCCTACGATTCTGTCTGTCAAGTGTTCGGCTCGGCAGACGGCCACGCGCAATACACAACGCTGTTTGTGGATTCCATCACCGTTGCCAGCAGGATGTGCTTTGAGTGGGCGCAAACCCAGCCAGACGCATTCAGCGAGAAGACCGGCAAGCCGGACATTCGAGGCGCGTATGGGTTGCTGGGCCGCGAAATGATTCGCTGGCTAACCCATCTTCAGCACACGGACAAAACAGTCATCGTGGTGGGGATTCTAAATGAAGAGGTCGATGACTTGAACCGGAAGAGTTACGTTCCGCAGATTGAGGGTTCCGCAACTGCATTAAAGCTGCCCGGAATTTTCGATGAGGTCATCACCCTGACTTCGCTCATGGCGGAAGACAAAACCCTGCAAAGGGCGTTTGTCTGCCACCAACAGAACCCTCACGGGTTTCCGGCGAAAGACAGAAGCGGAACACTTGAGTTGTACGAAGCCCCTGATCTTGGGGCATTGCTGAAAAAGATCCGCACGGCCAAGCGCATTGACCAAACCAACACAAAAACAAACCTGAAATAATCACCCTATGTTTAGCCCAGAATCCTCAAACTCGGGAGCCAATTCCCTAATTCCAGCCGGAACTCTTTCAAGGGCGTTCCTTGTGGTTAAAGAAATCAAGCGCAGCGAAAAAAGCGGTGCGCGATACTTGAATATCGAGCTTGCTCTTCAGGGCGGCGATTATCACAACCGCCGCGTCTTTGGCATGATCTCTGACCCGTGGGATACTCGCGTATCAGACGATGGCCGCGCCATGAGCGTCGGGGCTATTACGCGCATCCTTGAGGCGTGCGGAGTGTTTGACCACAACAACATTGAAACATACGGCCAGCTTCCTGCCGCCGATGAAGATGGGGAGGCGATCCAGCACCTCGCTGAGTTGCTGAATGGTCAGGCCGTGGCGATCCGCGTTGGCATCAAGAAAGGTGAGAACGGATACCAAGACCGAAACAACGTGGCGGAATGGTTGTCCCCGAACCCAAAAAGCAATGGCAACAAAAACTGGGAATTGCTCATGTCCGGGGTGACTAATGCCGCTTCCGCCCAAAAAGCTGTCCCGGCTGCCCCGGCTGCGTTTGGCGGAGCAAAGCCTGCGGCTGCCGCCCCTGCTGTGACGGGGTTAAAGACGCCGGCATTCCTTCGCAAGCAGTAGCCAAAAGGCGACACCTGCCTTAGTGGTGCGACAACTCGGAGAGTACGAGCATTTTTTTAACCGCCGAAACACGACAAAACGCGGCGGGTCAATTAAAAACAATCGAGCCGGTCGGCATGGTACGCAGGGAGATCCTGTGGCAACGCTGTCATTGCGTGTGTGAAACACCGCCCGTCTCATTCATTTTGCACACACACAAATGATTTTACGACCAAGGCAAGCAGCCTTTGTTGAACGCAGTATACAGGCGCTTAAAGACAAGGGATCGGCGATAGGAATTGCGCCAACCGGAGCTGGGAAAACCGTTATATTGAGCGCGGTGGCCGGCAATTATGCGCGCCCATTGATATTGCAGCATAGAACGGAATTGGTTGACCAGAACAGGCGCACATTTTCTTTGGTAAACCCAAAGACAAAAACCGACTTATACACGGCAGACAGAAAGAATTTTTCAAGCGGCGCAACTTTTGCAATGGCGCAAACATTGGCCCGAGAATCAAACCTTGCAGACATACCAAGCGGAATGGATTTGCTGGTGGTTGATGAGGCTCACCATGCAGCGGCAAAAAGCTATCGAAACATTGTCGATGCCTTTCTTGAGGCAAACCCGGATGCCCATATCTTTGGGGTAACAGCAACGCCTAATCGCGCAGACAAAAAGGCGCTTGTTGAAATCTTTTCATGCGTCAGCGATCAGATTGAACTCCATGAATTGGTGGCCGGCGGATTTCTGGTGAAGCCGCGTTGCTTTGCGCTGGATCTGGGCGTGAAAGAAGAGCTTAGCGGGGTCACAAAAACTGCTTCCGAGTTCGACATGGGCGAGGTTTCTGAGATCATGGACAAGCGGCCCTTGAATGACAAAATTGTTGAAAAGTGGCGCGAGTTGGCCGGTGAGCGGCAAACCGTTGTCTTTTGCTCGACAATCGAACACTCAGAACATCTGTGTGCTGCATTCATTGACGCTGGCGTGAGGGCGACAACAATCAGCGGGGAGATGTCGAAAGTGGACAGGAGAACGACATTAAGTGAGTTTGACCAAGGCAAGTGGCAAGTGATTTGCAACGTCGCGGTTTTAACTGAGGGCTGGGACTGCCAGCCGGTTTCATGCGTGATTTTGGCGCGGCCATGCTCGGCAAAAAGCACCATGATGCAAATGGTTGGGCGAGGTCTGCGGAAGTTAGACGTGAGCCGGTATCCGGGTAAATCCAAGACCGATTGCATCATCCTTGATTTTGGTTTTTCTATTGTCACGCACGGCGATTTTGAAATGCGTCCGAATTTAGATCCGGACATTCAAGTTTCTGGGGAAGCCCCAACAAAAGTTTGCCCAAATTGCGGCATTGAAGTTTCTGCCTCAAAGAGGCAATGCCCTGTCTGCGAGTACATTTGGGATCGTGCCGAGCAAGAGTTCGGAACCTTAGAAGAGTTCACCATGACAGAGGTAGCCATGCTGGATGCCTCCCCGTTCCGCTGGGAAAGCCTCTTCGATGATCTGGTGCTGATGGCGAACGGGATCACGGCATGGGTTGCGATTGTGACTTTTGCTGGGAAAATGCAAGTTTTGGGCGGAAGAGTTGGGGAGCACCGACTGGATACCATTGACTGCGGCACGGACAGGCCGTTACTAATTGCGAGCGCGGACGATTTTCTGCGGCAGCACGGCGACATGGATTCAAGCAAAAAATCCAAGAGCTGGCTGAGTCTTCCGCCAACCCCAAAACAAATTGAGCTTATTGGAAGCGGCAAAATTTCTCCATTTAATTGCAGCCGATACAGGGCAAGCTGCATAATTACATGGATGTTTAACGAAAAGAAAATTCAATCTCGCCTTTTGACGGTTAGATAAAACAACAACACACAAAAATGAAATACAAAACAGAACACCCTGATTGGGGTGCAAAAAATTGGAAAATGTCTTCAAGCATAATTAGGTGCAAGGTTGATGCCGTGGATGCAAAAGTTTATATTTTTGATGACCACAAAGACAGGCCGGTTTTGGCTTTTAGCGCCGATGAGGCAAAATCAATTTTAGAAAACACCCCGCACATAGACCGACACGGATGGGGAGAGGGGGCGTTGCTATGATGGAAGGATTCTGCTCGATGAACGGAACTCCCTTTTATTGCCCGCAAAGGTCAAAGGCTCCAATAGTGCGCGTTGCTGGCGTTGATTTTTCAAAAGCCCGAAAAATAATTGAAGCCGCAATTAAATCTGGGAAAATAATTCCAGCAGAAGAAATTGTCCTTCCGCCGCAAAAATGCAGGCTTTGCCTGAAGCAAATGGATTCAGGGTACGACAAGAAAACTTGTCCTGAATGCCTTCGCCAGCAAACGGAAATTAGACGAAAGTACTTTCCGCAATCTGCTTCTAATAAAAAGTGCTCGCATTGCGGTTTGGATTTTTCCGCAAGCCACTCTAGGCAGGTTTATTGCGGTAATGAATGTAGAATGGCTTGCGGAAACAAAAACAGAAAAAAATACTATTATGGATTTAAGCACAAAAAATATCAGTAAAGACGAGCAAATTCAATTTTTGGAAGAAAAGATTGAATCGCTTCAAAGAGAAATAGCTCACCTTGATGAAAGAATTGACGTTATTATTGAAATGTCATTGCAAAAAGAAAGGTCTGTAAAATCCATGTTTATAGACTGGATTTTTGGAAAATAATATGTTTAATACAAAACACAATAATGACATAAAACTGGCATTGGACAAAGCAATGCTGGAGGCAAATTCAAAACAACCGTCGAGGGATTACTTGGGGGCAAGCCGGTGGGGGGAGGAGTGTGAGCGGAAACTTGGGTACGAGTTCCACAAGACACCCAAAGATTCGGGCGGGGGATTTTCGGCGGACGTGTTGCGAATCTTTGACATGGGCCACGACTCCGAGGCGAGAATGGCCGCCTACATGGTGAGCGCCGGATACGATCTCAAGACGCATGGCGCAGACGGAAAGCAGATTGGCTTTACGGCTGCCGGCGGCAAGCTGGGAGGGCATTGTGACGGAATCATTCATTCTGGGCCGGGGCTTGTGGATGTTCCGGTTGTTTGGGAGAACAAGGCCCTCAACAACAAAAGCTGGAACGACACGCTGGAAAAAGGCGTCAAGGTTTCCAAGCCCGTTTACTACGCGCAGATCCAGACATACATTGGCTACTTCGACTTGAAGGGCGGCCTTTTTACGGCTGTGAACAGGGACACCGGCGACATTTACGCGGAACTGGTATCATTTGATCCCATGACCGCTCAGGAAGTCACAGACAGGGCTGTCCGCGTGATTGAGTCCTCAAACCCAGAGGAGCTTCCGCGAATCACCAAGGTTCGCACGGATTGGCGTTGTCGGTTTTGTTCTTTCCGAAACGGGTGCTGGTCTGAGAAAACTTCTGCCCCGACAGAGCCAAAAGCTAGGCTCTTCAACGGAAAACGCATCCGATAGAATCACGCACAATGCTTGCACAAAAGAAAAACCTCGAACTCTTCAACGAGGCCGAGGTGGTCAGACATCTGTCGTTTTTGTTCGACGGCGTGGAATTTACTGAAGGGCAATATCTTTGCCTGCGCGGCATTGGGGAAAAGGGAACCTCGCAAGAAGGGAACTTTAGGGAGGAATTCTTTTTTGAGCCGGCCGGGACTGGGAACGGGTGGAAGTACGGAATGGCGGAGCATTGCGCTCGCTGGGCTCAATTTAACGTCGCCTCTTTCATCATCCCGTGTGTCTTGAAGGCGCGCAAAGCCACCGCTGAGAATTGCGATATCTTTACGACGCTGGTTGCGGACTTCGATTCTGGAGACACCGATGAAAAACTCAGGGTTGTTGCCGCGAGTTTTTGCTCGCCGCATTTGGTGGTCGCGTCCGGCGGCAAGACAGAGTCAGGATCACCCAAGGTTCATGCGTGGTGGAAGATCGAGCCCACCCGCGACATTCAATCCGTGATTAACACTCGCCACAAGCTGGCGGAGAAGTTTGGCGCGGACATGATGCTGGGGAGGGGTGTTGCATCAAATCCGTTTGGGCGCGCCCACCAGCCGATCCGTCTGGCCGGAACCGTGCATTCCAAGCACGGAAAGGCATCCGCTGTTCAGGTTGTGTCTTTTGGCGGTCAGGACATTGTTCCGCTGCGCGCCGCAGAAGCGTTGTCCGCGCTGGATGGAGTTGCTTCACTCAGGGTGTCTGAGCCGCAGACAGAGATTGCTTACGACGCGCCGCCAGCAAAGCCCCCGGAGCCAAAAAAGCCGTCTGTAACATTTAGCCCGGAGAGCGGGAACGCGACCCCGGCATTCGCCCCGGTGGATTTGACGACCCCGGTACATGAAGGCGGCACAGACAGAACCCGGTTCAGCGAGTTTGGCCGGGTTGCCGGGCATTACTTGCACGCCGTCCGGGAAGGGCAGCTTACCATGGACGAGGCATACAACAGCACCATGGGGTGGGTAACGTCTTCAATGATCCCGCCGTGGCCCGAGAACAGGGTGCGCTCCGAGTGGGAGGCGTTGGCCAAAAAAGACGCCAGAGAGAAGGGGGCGTTTTCCAAGGAATCCCTGCCGCCGGATACGCAAAGCGTTGATGCCGCCGTGCTGCACCCAGTAGGGCAAAAGTTTGCGCTCCCGCCGACCCGAATGGGGATCTCAGACCTCAGAGAACTGGCCGCTCACAGGTGGGCGACGCAGGACATTCCGGCCCACGTCCACCTTGTGGAAAACCTCATGCTGAAAGGGGAGCCTCATTTGTTTGTTGCGGAAGGGGGCGCTGGGAAAACGGGGTTGCTGGTGGACTTGGCAATGAAGCTGGCGGCGTTCGAGGACGGCGATGAAGCGGATTGGTGCGGCCAAAAAATCCGTTCGGGAGGGCCTGTCATTTTGATTTTGTGCG